TTTTTATTCACACCCGTGCAAAAATAAATGTACTAAATTTTAGACTATATTTGTAAATATGAAAGGAAGGCCACGAATACCTACCGAAATTAAGGTAATGAAGGGAACGCTAAGCCCGAGCAGGGAATTGCTTGCCCCTATGATCGTTGAATTAAGCGAAGGGGTACCGCAACCGCCTGCGCACTTAAACGCTTTGGGCTTTGAGTACTGGGATATCACTTGCAAGGAATTAAAAAACAATCATTTGTTAACAGGCGTTGATCTTGGATTAGTTGCCGGGTACTGCAACGAGTTAGGACTTTATAAGAAAGCGTGCGGAATGACAGAGGCAGAGGGGGAAGTTGTGTTAAATCGTTTCGGCGATAAAGTTATTTCGCCCTGGTACGATGTTCGCAGCCGGGCACTTAAGCAAGCTACACAAATGGGGCAACTCTTTGGAGTGACGCCAAGCGCACGCGGTAAGATTGAAACAGGCAAGAGCGCGCCAGTAAGTAAATTGGAACTATTACAAAAATCAAAAATAGCATGAAAAAGAAAACAGAAACAACGGAGCCAATCGAATTGACCGAGGGCGTAAGTTTTAGAATCGAGCCAAGCGGATTCCATTTTATCGTTAGCCGTAACCAAGGCAGCGGCTTTAAGCCATGTGGCAAGGATGGGCTTTGGGCTGAAGTTCCGCACCTTTACAGAAACGAATACCTTGCCGTTCAGGCAATGCTATACTTTAGTGCGAATAGCTGAGCAGTATATTGAGGGCGTAGTGAGTGGGCGCGTAATTGTGTGCGAACACGTGCGCAATGCTGTTAACCGTTATCTGTCCGACAGGGCGCAGGGTTGGGCGTTTAGTGAAAACTACGCGCAGCACGCCATCGACTTTATAGAACAGCTCGAGCACAGCACGGGCGACTATGCCGGCAAGCCCTTTAAGTTGGAAGGGTGGCAGGCGTTTATTGTTTGGAATCTGTTTGGCTTTCTCAATCCCGACGGCTCGCGAAGATTTACCCGGGCTTATGTAGAAGTACCCCGAAAAAATGGGAAATCAACTTTCTCGAGTGCGGTTATGCTTTACGGCTTAATGGCCGACGGGGAAAGTGCAGCGCAAGTTTATAGTGCGGCAACTAAACTCGACCAAGCCATGATGGTATTTGCGGAGTCTGTTAGGGTTTGCCAAAATGTCGACTGGCTTGCAGAATCGTTAACCGTTAACAACAGTGTAAACAATCGGCGCATCCTTTACGGGCAATCTGTGTATAAGCCCCTCGAGTGGAACCCAAGTAAACAGGACGGACTAAATACGCACTTTGCAGTGATTGACGAATACCACGCGCACCCAAACGATGAGCTTTACAATGTATTGCGCAACTCGATGGGCGCAAGGAGGCAACCGTTGTTATTTACAATTACAACCGCTGGCTTTAATCGTGAGTCGCCGTGCTACAAGCATCGCAATTACTGCGCCTCTGTTTTATCTGGAGCGATTAAGGACGATGCTTTGTTTTCGGTGATCTACACGCTCGATGAAGGCGACGACTGGACGGACTCGGCAAACTGGGCAAAGGCCAATCCTAATTGGGGGGTTTCGGTTTATCCGCGTCAGTTAGAGCAGGCGCTAACCGAGGCTAAGGAATTTGTACACAAAGAAGTTGAATTTAAAACAAAGTTATTAAACGTATGGACCGACACGGCCATGACTTGGATTAATGACAGTACTTGGATGGAATGCGCAGAGTCTCAACAGCTAGACGGGATTTGTTACGGGGGGTTGGATTTGGCGAGCACTGGAGACTTTTGCGCGTTTACTTTGTACTGGCCCGAATACTCAGCAATTAGGACTTGGTATTTTTTGCCAAGCGAGGCAGCCTATAGGCGAAAGGATGCAGCAGGGGCAAGTATTAGGCAATGGATTGCAGACGGTGTAATTACTGCAACCGATGGCAACGTAACGGATTATAATTTTATCAAAGCGCAAATATTAGATTTGGCTTTAGAGTTTGAAATTAAAGATATTGCTTACGATCGTTTCAACGCTTCGCAGCTTGTAATTGATTTACAAAACGAGGGCTTGCAAATGTTTCCCTTTGGTCAGGGCTTTATTTCAATGAGCAGCCCGACGAAGGAACTTGAGCGCTTAGTAAAAGACGGCAGGCTTAAACACGATGGCAACCCAGTTACCCGTTGGATGATGGGTAACGTATTACTTGCAAATGATCCTGCTGGCAATATTAAGATTAACAAAGCAAAGAGCGGCGATAAGGTCGATGGGCCTGTATCTATTGTAATGGCATTGGGCACGGCTATGCAAGACGCTGCCAAAGAAAAAGAAACAGACTTCTGGTTTATAAGCTTATGAGATTCGTTGACGATTTTATGAACAAGTATTATTTTAACCTTCCTAAGTTTAGAACTTATGAGGATGCCTATAACGCAACGGAAGCCGAGTATCTGGAAAGGTACGGCGTGCCACGCTATAAAAACTACGATGTATTTCGCTCGGCCCTGAGCAGGTGGCTGGCCCAGGGGCGGAATAAATAAGATTTGTTAACACGGCAAAATTTAAGCAGTTGTAATTTGCACCGATGAATTTAAGATTTTGGGAACGGAAAACAGAAAAGCGGTCAATGCTAACGCAGCCCGCGGACTGGTTTGTAAATACCTTAAACAATATTTTTGGCTATCAAACCAAAAGCGGCCAAGCCGTAAATAATACAACGGCTTTGTCTATTGCATCCGTGCACGCCTGCGTTAGAGTTATTGCGGATGGAATCGCGGGGCTAGGTTTGAAGTTGTATAAAGACGACGGCCAGAACAGGGATCAAATTATAATCCACTACGCCACAGCTTTAACTAACGAGCCGAATCCCTATCAAACTAAATACGATTTTACCAAGTATATGACTAGCCACTTGGCGCTAACTGGTAACGCTTACGCTTTTATTAATCGCGACGTGCGAAACATCGGCATTGAGTTGCACCCAATCGCGCCGCAGTATGTAACGCCAGTAATGCAGGACGGCCTTTTGTTTTACAAGGTTACACTTGCAGGATACCCGGGCATGATCCCTGCAACGGAAATGCTACACTTTAAAGGAATGTGTGGCGATAATCCTTTGGTAGGTTTAAGCCCTGTAGTATTGCACGCAGAAACTTTGGGTATTGACTTGGCAGCAATTAGCCAGAGCGCAGGAGTTTATAAAAATGGAGTATTGAAATTTTTGTTAACGTCAGACGCCCAAATAAAAATAGATCAAGCAGGGCCTTTGAAAAAATCCCTCGACGATGTTATAGACGGGGCAAGCCGTAGCGCTGTGCTTCCTAACGGCATCAAGATGGAGAAATTAAGCCTAAGCCCTGAAGAGGCACAGTACTTGGAGACCCGTAAATTTAGCAGCGAGGAAATCGCGCGAATCTTTGGAGTGCCCGCGTCAATGATTGGCGCAACCGCAGGGATTAAGTCAAGCGTTGAACAGGAATACCAAGATTTTTACGCCCGCACTTTAATGAGCTACGCAATTAACATTGAGCAAGAGCTAGCCCGCAAGCTGTTAACAGAAAATGACAAGCTTACATATTACTTTAAATTCAATTTCAACTCACTATTGAGAGCCTCCGCCAATGAGCGCGCAGACTATTACAATAAAGGCATTCGCGGCGGCTGGCTTTCACGTAACGAGGCGCGGGTTTATGAGGACGTTAACGCGTTTGATGGTGGCGACGAATATTTAATTGAAGCCAACTTAATGCCTAGCAGTCAAATCAACGAGTATATGGATGCCAAGATTGCAAACCTTATGGCGACCGCAGACAAAAACAATAACCCCGAGGGCGTAAATAACCAAACAATAAATTAAAATGAAACAAGAAAGGCGCACATTTACGGGCACCGTCCACACCAGAGCAGAGGGCGAAGGCATGCCAAAAGAAATTGGTGGCATCGCTGCCGTTATTAATTCAGTTACTGACCTTGGATATTTCGAAGAGGTGATAATGGCAGGGGCGTTTGACAATGCTTTAAGTAAAGATTACGATATCCGTTGTTTGTTTAACCATGAAGCCGATTTAATTTTGGGCCGCACAAAGGCAGACACTTGCAGAGTATTTGTAAATGGCGACGGAAATTTAGAATATACTTGGGTTCCAGATTATGAGAACCCTACGCACATGTCGGTAGTTCGCAGCATTATGCGCGGCGACATTACTCAAAGCTCATTTGCTTTTACAATCAAAGAGCAGAACTGGAGCGAGTCAGAAAAATACGGCACAATGGGAAAGCGTACTATTAAAGTTATTGAGGATCTATACGACGTGAGCCCTGTAACTTATCCCGCGTACGAGGATACAGAAGCAGACGCCCGCAGCATTGCAGCCATAAGAGACCAAGAGTTAGAAATTGAAGCCGCAAAACAAAGCCAAGTAAGCGCAGACATTTTGAAATTAGCTTTAGCTAGATACACAAACTATTAAAAAAAACAAAAATCATGAATAAAATTAAAGCCCTAAAAGAAGAGCGTGGACGTTTGCTAGGCGAATTGTCTACCCTACAATCTACCATCGAGCGTGAAGCACGTTCTATGGCTGACACTGAAACTAACCGTTTGTCTGAAATCGAAGCTCGTTTGGGCGCGATCAAAGCAGAGGTTGAAACCTTAGAGAAATTGCAAAACCTTGCAGCTCAAGCCGCAGGCCACAGCGCAAGCCGTAGCGAAGAGAAAGAAAAGTCTAACATGGCTAAAGATTACAGCTTTAAGCGCGCGATGGAAATGGCTATCACTGGCCGTCGTGAAGGCGTTGAAGGCGAATTTTCTGCAATGGGTGGATCTGAATTTCAGCGCTCAGGTGTAAGCGTTTCTGCTCACTCTATCAAAATCCCTTCTGAAGTATTTACTCGTGACATGACTGCAACAGGCGGTACTTCAGGTTCTGAAGGTGGTGTTAACGTCCAAACTTCAGTAGGTTCAATCATTGACGTTTTGTTGCCTCGCACAGTATTGGCAGGTTTAGGCGTTCAACGTTTGAGCGGCCTTGTTGGAAACTTGGATTTACCAACAGCATCAACTTTGCCAAGTGCAGGTTGGAATACTGAAAACGGAACAGCTACCGAAAAGAGCCCCGCTTTCTCAAAAATCACTTTTAGCCCTAAGCGTTTGGCTGCCTATATTCAGGTATCTAACCAGTTAATGTTGCAATCTAGCAACTCTATCGACGGGTACGTAAGAAACTGGTTGTTAAATGCAATGGCACAATCGTTGGAAACTGCTGCTATTAAAGGTGGTGGATCTAACGAGCCTGTAGGAATCATCGGTAACGCTAACGTAAACGTAACTTTCGCAGGTGGCGCAACTTCTAACTCTACCAACGCTAACGGAATCGCTCCAGTTTGGGCCGATGTTGTTAACTTGATGAAAGCAGTTGAAAACGCTAACGGAAACGGTGTTGCTTATTTGACTAACCCATTGGTTAAAGCTAAATTGCAAACTACTGCCCGCCAATCTTCAGGTGTTGAAGGTAACTTTATTTGGCCTTCTGGTGGTACTGATTTGAACGGTTACAATGTTCAAACAACTACCTTGGTGCCTAGCAACTTGAGCAAAGGTTCTAGTTCTACTTTGTCTGCAATGATCTTCGGAGACTTCAGCAAAATGGCTATTGCTAACTGGGGCGGAATGGAGTTGACAGTTGACCCGTATAGCGGAGCTACTGCCGGCTTGACTAACGTTGTGCTTAACGCTTATTTGGATTGCAACTTGTTGAACCCTGCAGCCTTCGCGGTTTGTAAGGACATCGTTGCCTAATAACTAGCCCGCTCGGGGGCGTAAAAGTCCGAGTGCTGCGGGGGGTCTTGACTGCACCCCCCACGGGCCAAATGTTAGTAAAATTTTTGATTAATCCGACAGGGCAATTTAACCTAAGTTATAACTTGGGGGAGGTTGTAGAAATTGAAACTAAGCAAGCCGAGTTATTACTTGAGGCTGGGGCTGTTGAAGTTGTAGCTGCACCTAGGACCAAAAAGAAACCGACTAACCCAGAGACCGAACTAGACGCCGAATAATGTTCAAAAGTAGAAGATACACAGCCTTTGCAAATGTAGCCACAGACTACTTGAGTTTAGCCGACGCTAAGCAGCATTTGCGCGTTACGGCTTCCGATGACGACAGTTATATTAGTGGTTTAATTAGTATGGCCGTTGACGCCTGCAGCAATTATTTGGGATACTCTATAAAGAAGGGAACGGCTAAATATGGCTTTGATAGCTTTACGGGCTCGCCTGCGCTAATCAATCCCGTTAACGGCCTCAATATACCTTCTGGCAATTATCTTCGCGTAAATAGCCGCGTATTGGCTGTTAACTCTGTGAGCTATGTAAACAGCAGCCAAGCGGTAACGGCTTTTGCTGGCAGCGATTGGATAGTAGCACCTGACCCAATGGGGAACTACTCACGAAATATCTTTATCAATACCGCGCCCGACTCAATTACAGACGATACAATTAAGTACATTATTGAGGTGAGCGAGGGATTTAATCCAGTAGGTACGGCTAGCGTTGACCCAGATACTATTTTTCCAATGGCAATTAAACACGCCGCTTTGCTTTTAGTCGGTCAGTATTACGATAATAGGAATGCTATTGTAGTTGGAACCATCCAAAGCAAAATATCTTTAGGCTTTGAGTATCTTTTAGATCCCTACAAAATCCAAATAATACTATAATGCAGTCGGGATCTATGGACGTATTGGTAAGTTTGCAGAGTTACTCTGAAACTATCGACACCAATACAGGCGAAAAAATACAATCGTGGACGGAATACGCAACGGCTTGGGCTCAGCGCGTAGAACAGGAAAGCGGAAGCGAGCAAGTGAATGCCGACCGCAGAGAGCATAAGCAAATCGTTTACTATACTATCCGCTATAATTCAGCGGTAAGCGTTAAGCATAGAATAGTTGACGCGGGGCTTAATC